TCAGATGCTTTCCACGTCTTCCGGCAAAAGCTGCTGGAGGATGGTCTGGCAGACTTCGCAAAGCTCAGAGGCAAAGGTGTCATATAAACCAGAAGTGCCGTTTATAATACTTGCCAGCTCTGACACATCATTTCTAATTCGATCAAACCGCTCACTGAGGCCGTCTTTAGTCGAGGTTTGGGGTTCTGCCTGCTGGGAGACTTGAGCGGTGGATGATTTCCCATTTTTCCATTTCAGAAATTCCCGGATTTTGGCCTCCAACTCCCGTTTTGTCATGTCTTTGACTTTATCCAGCCCATTTATAAAATCCCCAAATTCTGCAAGTTGTTGTTGGGACATTTTGCAGAGCAGGTACGCTTGGGTAAACGTCAAACCCTGCACTGGCGCTTCGTTTTTATCTATCCATCGAGCGACTCTCATTAGCCGCTCGACCTTACAAACAGACAAATCTACATTCTCCTGAACCCATCCGAGCCACTCGCCATGTTTTCCATTTATCTCTTTTGCCTTCAAAAGCAATCGGCCAATTTCAAGATAAGACTTTTCAACATCATTTTGAAGAGAAATAATCTTATCCTTGATTTCATCAAGGTCTTGCGTGTGGCTTATCTTTGGCGGATCCATATTGGGGTTGGTAATGGGAGCGAATTTTCCTTGAGTAGACATCGTGTTACCTCCTTTAATTTATTTGGGCAAGCACAGAATAACAAAAAAGAGCGCGTCCTGCGAACCGCAGGATACGCCCTTTTTTACACCGCAATATTCACCTTTGAGATTAGGAGTTCTACTCCGCTGATTTATTCAAATAAAAACTGCTTGCCTCCAACATTTCTTCAATCGTGGAACTGTTCAAAACTCGTGATAATGCTTCGATACATCTCGTCTCAATTTTTGTCGTTACCTTCCTGATATTGCTGTCACCCACATTGGCATAACTGCGATCCATGACCCGGCGAACCCAATAAACTTGTAAAGCGTCGTAGGTATGCTCGTCATTTTTCAATGCGGCCTGAACACGAATCTTTCCTTTGCGGTATCCTTTTCCACCTTCAAATCCATGAAAGGCATAATCGAATATCTCATTGCTGCTGTCCAAAAGAATACTCTGTAAGCATGAAATAATCAGCAGTTCAGTAACATCCTCCATCATATTGTAAATCCCCAAAGGATCAGCAAGTTTGCAAAAATCAAAGAACCTAAACACCTTCTCTTTGCTGTTTCGTATCTTTCTCCGTTCCTCTTTGCTCGTCTCATCCTTTAGATAGACATATTTTGCAATCTGCTGGATATTTTCGGGTTCAAAAAATTTCTCTATGTCCTCAGTGCTCATTTTTCTTAACTGAAACTCTCTCATTTTCTTTATATATTTCACAGGGACGGAATAATCGGCACCGGAGCTCATTTTATAAATTCCCAATATATCGTATAGCTGTCCGAGATATTCGTTTTGTGTGAGCCGTAAGTAAAATGCTTCCAGAGGGGTTAAGGGAGTAAACTTGCAGTCCACAGGTTTCTGATAAACAAAAATCGCTTGCATATGAGACATTATCGATTCTATATCCTTGGAGCAGTCTCCTCCGGTAGCAAGCACAAGAGCAACATCGTGACATAGCGAATTGATGTAGTCTCCCCATGTGTTTACGACAAAGGACACAGCCTGTTTAATGTTGCTTTTTCGGGTCAATGAAAGTTCTTTTTCGACCTCATGCTTCACAAATTTGACGTACTTTCCGTTACTTGTTTCCCATCCCAAGAACGAATTATCAATGTTTTCCATGGATGGTCTGCCAAGCAACTGTAAAATATTCATATGGGGAAATGTTCTCTTTTTCAACATATGAACGAAAAAGAGAAGTTTGGCTCTCTCACGCCGGTTTTGAATATCGTCATAATCGTAGGCATCCAAATCAAAATTCAGATAATCTTTTAATTGCTGAATATATCCACTGTCTTTTCGGACAAAGGTACGGACTAACTCTGGTATTTCATCTTCTATTGTGGCCTGTAGTTTACTTAGAGCATCTATGTCACGTTCCTCTTTTGATTTTTCCAGCTTAGCCATTTTTTCTTTATACCCTGGGGTGATTATTTGAAGAATCTCACGGGCCACAACCTCATCGTTACATTCTTCTTCATTCAGTTCATAGGGGTTTCCCATACTGTAGATACTTTCATATAAATCATATCTATTATGATCGTCCAGCAGGAAGTGTTCTATGTATTCATCTAAGGCCATGCTGCTGTTTCCCTCTGAAGAAATCAAGGCACCGGCTAAACGCTTGTACCCATCAGACTGTCTGTAATCTTCACAAAAATATCAATAGCGTGTTTCAAAAGTAGTCCAATAGGATTCGTATCTGAAACCTCAGACAGAGCTTCTTCATCAGTCAGCTCTCTTTTGATGATCGCTGGAATCTTTACCGATTGTAATTGCAGTATTCTCTTTAACTTCCTTGCAGCAGCAACTCGATAGTGTCCATCAAGAATTTCATATTGGTCATCAGTAGTATGACGGACAATGATCGGACTAATTATTCTAATGCCAGTAAGACTTCCTCTCACAAGATGTCCATCAATGATGTCGATGGGATCATGCTCGCTGATTTCATCAACCATCTCCTCCAGTCGTTGCCCCTGAAACCAACTGAAGGGATAGTGGCCAAATGGAACGAGTTTCTCAAGTTCAATTTCAACCTGATCCTCATGTGAAGGAATCAGAGCAAATGAATCCATAGGAGTACTCCTCCTTTTTTCCTGTATTATAGCAATTCTCCTCTCGTCTTTCAACTCGAAGTTCTGATTACAGACTTATATAGTTGATCTTAAGGAGTGTGCTGGCCTTGGGGGGTCCACTTACGCATTGAAGATAAATTGCCCACGGGAGGGAGAATTTTCAGAGCTTTGTATGTCAATTATAGTTGCTTCATGAGAGAATAAGTATCCTCACAGTTTGAACCTATTCATGATGTGTTCGACATGGTAGAGGAAGGGCTGGCCGGCATAGCAATATATCTTTGCGGGAGATTTTGGGTCAAACGAATCCAAATTATCCCGCAAATTATTACCCCTACTTTGCGGCAGCTTGTTGGGCACAAAATCTGCCGCAAAGATGAATAAACAACGAAGCCAGCCCTTCCTCTTTCATTCTAATGAGATATTTCTTTTGTCTTTCCCTACCCTTCGATAAAACGTGGTCTTACTCATTTTCAATGTTCGCATGGCCCCGACTGCGGTAATCTCACCACGTTGCCACTGGCTGACCACCCTATCGAAATCTGGGGATTCTTTTGGTTTCCGTCCGGTATATTTGCCCTGTTCCTTAGCAATGGCGATCCCTTCCCGTTGACGCTGCAAGATATACTCCCGTTCCAATTCTGCCACAGCACCAAAAATGGTCAGCATGAATTTTCCTGTAGGAGTTGTGGTGTCGATGGCTTCTTTCTTGCTGACAAATTCAACTCCCTTGGTAGTTAATCGCTCCACCAAATCCAGCAGGTCCCGGGTGTTCCGTGCAAACCGGCTGATGGATTCTACGATCACGGTATCTCCTCGACGAACATACTCCATCATTTTTTGCAGCTCTGGTCGGTTGGCATTTTTGCCGCTCATGCGGTCGATGTAGACTTCTTCTACACCGAGAGATTCCATCAAGACCTCCTGTCGGATGGTGTTCTGTTCCTGCGTACTGACCCTGATGTAGCCGATCTTCATATGCAGCCCCCTTTATAGAAGCAAAAGTCCCATTAGAGTCGGTTTCAAGTCTGGAACGTACCAGAACCCGAAAAGCCAACTCTAATAGGACGCTTTTTCATAGTGCCGTTTGAGTGTACCTGAATGGGACTATTTGGATGCGTCATCAGTAGCAGGTATGGCCTCAAATTCTACATCAACGAAGTCCTCAGAACCGAGGATGTATTTGCTGTCGTGCCAGCCGTCGGAAACCATCTGCTTTGCCTCCTGGCAATCGTCTGCCTCTACCTCCACCGTCCGCTTCAATCTCTCGGTGATCGTCACTTTGAAATTCCGTTTACTCATTAGACTCCTCCTTCCGAATACCATACACATCGTCAACAAAATAGGCTCCTGTGAAGCAGTTAAAAATCGCCGTACAGCGGACGCCATTGACCTCGGCCAGATACAGGTTGTCGCCAATCTGCCGGATGATCTCCGCCTCACCCATCACATGACGGTCATGCTCATGATCCTTCAAGCTGTGAATATAGGCCCTCACTTTCATTCTGTACATCCCTCCAACGGCAGGCAGACAATGTGCCCATCCATACCCCAAAATATCTCGGGAGTGTAGAATCTCTTCCGATACCGTTCGATCTGCCCGGTGGTCAAACTGGTGAAGCAGTCGCTGTCCATAGGAGCCCCACACAGGAAGAACGTCCCGAATACGATATCGTACATTTGGTCGTTTTCATCCCGCAAGCCTCGGTTCATAGGCAGGTTCAAAATCTTTCCCTCGTCATTGCAGACCAGAGCAACAGGATCATCGAACGGATAAATAACCTGAATCAGTCCGCCTACGATCTCCTGCATGGCTTCCAGAGTATCATTGATTTCCCGTACTTCCGGCCTGCACTCCGGCTCTACAACTAAAATGCGCATCTGTTTTCCTCCCAAAAGCAAATGACCAGGCATCCCCGCGATCAAGCAGGGACACCGGGTATAGTGGTATATCTCAGCTTGCTTCCGCCAACTCCGGCGCCAGCTCGGCAGCGTTCACAATCTCCATGAACTGCCGGGCATATGCCTTGGCGTTGGCGGCTTCTTCCGGACCGAGAGTGCCGGTCGCCTCAAAGTGAAAGAGAGCATAAGGCTTCCCCTGTTTGCTGGTGGCCTTCTCCAAAGTAATCTTTGTCACCACACTGTTGATCGGCGTCAAGGTACTCAGCAGTCGTGTGGAATATTTCAGAAACCTTGGCTTGCTGGTCACAGGGACACGAACCAGAAGCGGGATAACACTGCCCGGCCGCAGCAGAAAGAGCAGCACCGACTCCTTGCACGCCTTGGCATTGCTGTCCCCATCTTTGGAGCCGAAGTCATTAAATGGGCAGAGGGCGCAGGCCTTCCCGTCGTGGGAGATAATACTGTTCCGGCTCATGCAGACAGGGGGCGTACCTTCGACCGGATCAGGGGTATCCCAATAGGCCCGGGGCGTGGTGTAGTCTAAAATGATTCCCGTCAGATCCTTCTCAGCCTCGTCTCCGGCTAGTCCCGGCACAGAAAACACCGTGGAGCCACCGGAGGGCGACTTCACGATATCGAACAGATCGAGGGTCAGCGGCTGGCTTTTCAAATTGGCACGGATCAGGTCAAGGGCGTTGCTGGTCAGAGCGATGTAGCTAGAATCGCTCGGAGCCAGTGAGATATCAGCGGCAGGAGCAACGGTAATATTCGGCTCCCCAGTGGGCTTCTGTAACTCCTGCACCTTATCGCCTAAACGACTTTTCAATTTCGTGGTATCCATTGTTCATCCTCCTGTTTACACGGCCGCTTTGACAGAGAAGCGGCGGTATGACGTTTGATTTACATATTTCTTATACAGAACGGGATGCTCGGCTCTCAGAGTCTTGCTGTCCAGCCGTTCCTGGGACACACTCTTCCAGGTGATAATCCGATCACCGGCAGTGCCTACCTCATTCTCTCCTATCATCTCCTTCAGCAGATTCTCGGCCTTTTGCTTTCGCTCGGTGACGGCTTCCAACTCCTCGCAGGCTTCATCATACTGGGCCAGCAGATTGGCGGCGGTATCAGGCAGGGTGATGTGGGACCTGGGTGTGCTGTTAGAGAACCGTTCAGCCAGGAATTTAGCAGAGGCATCGGAGCCATCCAGCGGCGGAGGCGTACCATCCTGCACATGGTTCCAGAAATCGGTCTCAAGCTGAATGAGCATAGAAATCAACTCCTCATCGCGCTCGATGAATTTCCACTTGAACGTATTGCCACCAATGAGAACGGCGATATAGGCCCCGGCATAGCCAGTAACAGCCATGTAATGGGCCAACTGGAGTGCGTACTCGTCCGGGATGGCATCCTCCCACTCGCCGACTTTGTAAGCCGAAGCCGTCTTAGCCTCAAAGATGCAGGGGCCAACATCCGGGACTTCACAGATACCGTCCAGATTCGCGAGCATGAAGGGGTGTTCCTCGCTCTGAAGCAGTTCGTTTCTGCGGCTGACCTCGATGCCCGTGCGTTTGGTGAACTCGGCCCGGACGAAAGGCTCCAACTGCGTCCCCCAATAGGCGGCTTCCCCGGCCTCCTGATGAGGAAGCTGATTCGTTTTCTCCATCCACAGCTCGACGGGGGACTTGTACCGGTTGATACCGCAGACCACGGATGCATCCGAGCCGCCGATTCCCTGCTTACGATATTCCAGCCAATCTTCATAGGGCATATTTTCCGTGGACACTAACACTTTTGCCGGCATTTCATCACCTCCTTTACGCAGCCGCCAGCGCCATCTTGTAGGCTTTATCAATCATCGGGTTACCCTCAACGGTACGCAGGAACAGGTTCTCGTTGTAGTTTTTCGTCCTGCGGATGGGATCGGCATGGGTGGCAAAGTCGCTGACGGCGTTGACAAAACGGTAGGCATTCTTCGCCACATGGGAGAGATCGGGAGCCTCCCAGTACCGCCGCTTCATATCCCCCAGCAGCCGGAGATTGTTCTTGCGCTGCACTTCGGGCAGGTCGAGCGAGACAGGGAAGAACTCCTGCATGAACTCCATCACCTTCTTATCGGTCAGCCTGATTTTCGACAAGGCATCAATGCCCCGGCCCAGCTCAACCATGTACCTCTCGGCCAATCCCAAAGTCTCCTCGGCCTCATGAACACGGCTCATGACGTTCTCGGTGTGTTTGGCCGTCCAGATACGCTTGGCGCTGTCCAAAGCAAGGTTGAGGGTGTTCTGGCAGACCACCCGAATGGGGGTCATGGCTACCTTGATACCGCTGCTGCCGTCGTGGGAGTTCATGACCACCAGATAGGGCGCGATTTCATCCCCGGCGATGATGTAACGGTGCGGTATCCGGGCCAGCATCCAGACTTTTTTGCCTCCCTGCAAAGCTCCGGCAGTCTCATAGGTCACGCCCTTGCCCAACAGGTCGTCGGTGAATTGGAAAGCCTCCTCGTTTTGCACCACCTTGTACCGGTCGGACACGATGCCCAGGGCGGCGTTGTCGGTGCTGCGGGTGTTGATCTTATACCCAGCGATCAGGGAGCCGTTTTCGGTGTAGACATCCTTCTGGATAACCTCCCAATCCAGACCGGCGAGCACAAGGGCGTCAATGGACGTGGGAGCGGTCCCGACATGGGTGCCCAGGCCATGCCAGGGCTTTTCACGGACATAGAACATCGTTTCAACGTTTGCAGACATCACTTTTACCTCCTAAATTTAATTTGAATATGTGAATTTTCCTTGCGCTGGGATAGATAAACAGAGGGTCTCCCACATGGGGAAGCCCTCTGTTTATGCCGGTTATGCGGTTTTCTAGGCCGCATCCGGCGACCTGTCCATTTCGCTGAGAGCCTTTGCCATAGCAAGCAAGGCGGTAAGGACAATCAGCACCACTTCAAGGGTTCTGCGGTAGGACAATTTTGCACCCCCATTCCTTTTTTTGATCTAAGGATAGAATATATCGTTAAAACAGCGAGCCATACGATATGCAGTTCCTATATTCCATAAGATTTTATAAAGGACAGGGACGCTAATACCAAGCTATCATGATTGCTATCTGCTATCTTGAATATTTTTTTGACAGCTCTTTTTTGAACTGCTCATAGGTTTTATAACCGTTCACCTTGCACTGAGGGCAGGGATTGATTACTGTTTGTACCAGCCCCAGCTTATACGGGCATTGATTGCAGGGCGGCTTGAATTGTTGAAGCAGCTTTTTTTGTTCCATTAGGAGTACCTCCGGTATTTATCGTGCGGCACCAGGCAAACCGGGCTTTGCCGGTGTCCGAATCATAGGGGTGCAGGTTTAGGGTGGTGATTTCTTCGGTGGGATCAAACTTATTTTCCATGGCTGGGATGCAAAGTACCCGTAAACACGGCAGAAAGTTTCCGGTGCTTGCGTACTGTATGTTTTGCGTACATCATGATCGTCTCCTCAATCATTCGTAGAAACAGCAAAGAGGACGACCGAAGCCGCCCTCTTTGCCATATCCTATCAGTTATCCGTTAGTTTCCGACTCTGGTATATATCCGGCTACTGTCAGAAAGAAAGACTACAAGCGAATCACCCTCCACGGTATAATCAAAGTATGTGCTGTCCAACAGGGTATAGCTTAATGCACCGGCGCCGTCATCCGTTGTATCAGCGGCCCAGGTAAGCGGGTATTTTTCGCTCTCCATTCCGGTGCCGTCTTCGTTAAACCGGTAGGACCAGCGTGAATTGGACGCACTGGTCCACGTTCCGACAATCCCGTCACCGGTTGATCCGGATGTACGCTGGTACCCAAGCGACCAGTTATTGGAATCCGGGAAGGTGATAATTGCCCTTTCACCTCCATCCGGTAATTCGGAAATTTCGTATGTGATATTTTGGTCAAAGTATGCGGAACAAGTCACCCTGCCGTTAAAGGCTTCCCAACATATCCGCTCCGGTTTTCCGGCGCTCATACTCCAGCATTTGAAATCGCAGGAGCTGATAACCCCGCTGCCATCAAATTCAAGCGTCCCGCCGTCATATGACCTCCACCTGCCGACCAGCGCGGGATCCAA